CCTATACATCTTTTGATGTATGGGACTCCTCGGTGCTGATTTAGCTACGTTTTATACGTGTCTAGCTCACGTTCTTCATTGTACGTTATGTACGAAGTACTTTTCGATTATATTAGAAACAATAATTCAATTATTGGTTTTTGTTAATGAGATGTCTTCTACCTTCGCACTTTGAAGTGCGAAGCTAGATTATATCTATAATACAATAACTAATTAAAACAATTTAAAATTTCTAAATTATTCGAAATGTATTTTATTATATAAATACAATAAGAATTTGACTATATACTAATGAAACCGTTAATATTTAGCATCTTTAGTTTTTCACCGGTGGAAGGTGGGATTCCTTCCAAATTACTAAAGTCTTTTACTTTTTGATCATGTTGACTTGGCAACATGAAATGATTCTTGTAAAAGCAAACCCCAAAGTCTTTTATCAAATTTGATTTGATTCTATGAACTTTTGATGAATTTATTATGATTCTTTATTATGGTGATTCATGTACTGCTACCTTTTGGTGAAAGCAGATGAACTACAAATTAATATTGATGACTCTTAAAGGACTCCTAAGGAATTAGGATTTTATTTTATTTGGCTCAATAAAAGCAGGTCTTTCTCTAGAGATTTATGATTTAATCTTACAGAAGTTATCTAGATTGGATATTTGAAAACTATTTTAAACCGAGTGTGTTTAAACAGGGTAAGTGTGTGTGAGACTTGAGTACTCGACACTACCGACACAACAATGTTAAAATAATGAAATGAAAATGATTCCATGTGATATTCCTATGTTACAGTATTGATGATTAAATCTTGTTTAACGAGATTGATAACAGCCACTAATGGAATTGAGTACGGCTATAGCCCTTAACCGGGAAACTCTATATTCTTAACAACTTCATGGTTTAATAAGCCTGAAGGGACCTGCAAACTTCGAGTTTGTGGGTAAATCTTATATTACTAACACTTTTAATTCAGTGCAGCCCGTAGCACGCAGTCAAAACACGGGTTATTCGGATCCAGCATGTGACCTAAACATGTTAGCGGTGGATGCCGCGAATTTCAACTCAGACTTTGATACCTCTTATAAGGATGATCGTCGTGAACAATTTAATCGTTCACGTAACTCTAAGAAGAGGACCCAATCAAAGCGTTACACGAAGTATGATTCTAGTAAGAAAGAATTAGTATTCAAACTTGAAAAACTCCGCAAAACTTGTGGAAATAAGAATACTGATGACATCAATGACCTAGTTGAGAAGCTTCATGCTCTTAAGAGACCCAATCACTCTCTTAAAGCCCATTCTCTTCAAGAGAATGTTTCTAATGGAATTGAAGTCACTATTGAGAAACTCAATATTTTCGTTGATTCCCTTAGTCTTTTATCTGACCAGATCTCATCGGAGACTGTGAAGATCGTTTCCCAGATTGTTACTGCTATCTTTAATGTTATGCAGTGCCCAACCTGGAAGAGTTTTACAGTAAACTTGACAAATTTATTAATTCAATATGTGCCTAAAGACACTGTTAGTTACATTATTGAATATGCCAAACAACTATTTGGTATTCTTGTTGCCCACGGTGATGATGATAAAGAAGAACCTATCTTTAAACAGATGTTCGGAACCATCGATCGTTTTGTGAATAATGAATTGTGGGAGAAGATGAATGAATTTGTTCTCAAAGTTGTTGCTGTTGTAACTACATCCGTTAATTTGATTTCTTTTGATATCAATAATTTCGGATCCGTTAGCGATGCATTCAAATCTTTCCAGAAATTGATTCCTGATATGAGAGATATTGTTGATATGATTTATGGATCTTATCAATTTATTATTACTCATTGGGATAATTTAATTTCAGGAGATTGGGATAAATTGCCGTTATACAAAGATGAAGTAAAGGAGTTCGAATCTGAAGTACGTCAGATCGAAGCTGCTTTCCCTCATGCTTTGAAGCAGGATTCAGAGTTCTTGCAGACTATGTATAAGATGAATCTCAAAACTTTTGAGAAACGTCTTGATAAAGCTGTGAAAACTTCTCGTAAAATCGCTGCTCGTTGTACTAGCCAAACACAAAAATTGGCTATTGGTAACTATGTAAAATGTTTATATGCTTACCAATCTCAATGGTACTCAGCTAAGAAAGATAATCCATCGAAACCCCAACCTTATGGTGTAAAAGTTTCTGGTCCTTCTTCTTGTGGTAAGAGTACCCTCACTGAGATGATGGCTAAAATCATTGCTCAGGCTTATGGATTAGATCCCAATGAGCCTGGATTGGTTGCTATTGCTAATCTCTCAGAGAAATTTGAGTCTACCATTTTACCAACTCATAAGATTATTGCTTGTGATGATGTTGCTAATAGTAAGGTTACACGACCTGACTATGATAAGCTTCTCAATTATATTAATACTATGCCTCGTCCTTTGACGAAAGCTGGTGTTGATGAAAAAGGAGAATTTTATCCTAACAACGTTGCTTGCATGGTCACTACAAATGTTGAGGATCTAGGTGTTCTAGATTTCTCTAATTGTGGTGAAAGTATTCTTCGCCGTTTCAAGCTTCATATTGATATTAAGATTCGTCCTGAATTCAGAAATGAATTTGGTGGTCTTAAAGAGCTTGATGGTATGCGTTATGATATTTATGAAATCACTTTAAAGCGATTTTCTAGTATTAGTGCAGATAATGGCGTTGAATGGGATGTTATCCCTCGTCGTGAATGGATTGGTAATGAAGATATTGTTGATCAAGATTTCCAATATCTTATGCGATTTATCGCTCGTGATGCACGAACTCACAGAGTTACACAACAACAAAAGTATGAACAATTGAAGAAAGATTCTACTACTGAATTTTGCAATTGTTGTGGTGTACCAACAACTTTGTGTTTGTGTGAGAAAGAGTTGGAAGCTCATTTCGGAGGAACTATTTATAACTACTCTTCTGATAAACTTTTATCTCTTAAACAATCACTTGAAGGTTCTCCTTCTGCTATTAAGCATTGTGTCACTCAGAAATGGTTGTGGTACACACTTTATATGGAAAGGAAATCCTTCTGTCGTTATACTTTACCTTTTTGGATTAGTATTTTGTTATTGATTTGTACTGGTTTTAATTTTGTTCGTCTTGGTTTGATTATTTCACTTGTTTTGTGTTTTTATTCGTATCAAAGTATTAAGAGGAGGATAAATCAGGAAATTGATAGAAGGTGTAATCTTTTATCATCAGTTACACACGATGTTAAGCAACATTTCCAGAATAATTCTAGGAAATATTTCGCTTTTGGATCTAGTTTGATTGCTCTTTATGGAGTTTATCAAATGATTAACCTTTATCGTAAGTCTGATGAACCTGAATCACAAGATGTATCTACTTACCTTGATAGTGCTCATTTGGCTTTTACGCCAGAAGATACTAATATCAAGGATAGGAAAGGTGATCCCCGTGATTATGTAGAAGGTTTGAATCGCTCTCGTCCTACAATGGATAAGATGAGTGCAACAACTACTTCTGAGAGATTGATTAATACGTTAACCAAATCTCAACGTTTAGTTGTTATCAAAGATTCTAAAGGTAATAAGATTTCATCCGTGAATGGTCTTATGGTTGAAGGTAATGTTGTTATGATTCCAGCTCATGCTATCCCACTTAATGGGACGTTTGATATTGAAACAACAACAAAACCTAATGAACCTTGTGCTAAGACCAAAGATCAGAAAATCACTGAGAAAATGGTTGTAGTTGATGAGAATAATGATTTTGCTCTTGTAGTGTTGCCTTCAGCACCATCTGCTAAGAGTTTAATCAATTATTTCCCTTTGACTAAATCAGAGGCTCGTGGTTTTGCTACTACGTTGGTACATAAACAGCATGATGGAAATATGCTTTTCTCGAAACAAGCTATGCGTCCTAATGCAAGTGCTATTACCTATAGTAG